TCTCTGCATACTATTAAGCGAGCTCACAACCTTATTAAGCTTGGAGCTTGCAAAATCCTTCATAAATATGTCGAAGCTGTATGCCATTTATTCTGAAGCTTTTTTCTCTTTTTGTCTTATGTCGTTTAGTATGGCGATTTTCTCGCCCCATTCTTCATCGGTGAGATCCTGTGGATCTATCCCGAGGTAATACTGTAAAAGTGTGTCGTGGTAAGCAATATAGTTGGACTCAAAGTCGCCTTTGGAGTCCTCTATAACTTTTTTATCTCCGCGCTTTTCACCTCCATCACTTTCTCGAGCTGTGCAGATGCGCCCAAGAAGTAGTCATCGTCTGTCTTCACATCGGCGTCACCTCCTAGAAAGCAGTTATTGAGTATAACTTCAGCAAAGCCCAGAGGATTCGTCTGTGCTTTAGTCATCGCCAGAGACAACACTTTACGGTCTGGTTTACGGAGAAAGACCTCTTTGCCATCTTCAAACTCTATTTTGAAAATATCTCCATGTTTTTTCTTCCAGGTATCGATTTGTTTTTGATCTACTTTAGCCATTGTATTTTGATTTAATTTGGGTTGATTTTATTGAATAAGTTTCACTGGAGAACACTAATGCCCTCCAGAGAGTTACTTAAGCTTGTCTTTTTACGTCCAGGAACATAATAGGAAGCTCAACCTCCATATTTGTTGCCCCTTGTGTCATAGACTTTGTGACCTCCATAAATTCAACATTTTTAAGAATGTCGGTTATAATCTGGCCATCGTTGTCTCTAGGCACATAAGCCACCACTATATCAAAAGATAAGTTGTTGATGTCTTTGTCCTTGGCATCCTTTGTCATTGCTTCTAGCTCAGACTGCCAAACTTTTATTTTGCCCTCATAGTTCATGTTTCCATGTACTATAGCGTGAGGTTTTGCGCCTCTACCGTACAGGTATTCCTTTTCTTTGGTTTCCTTGTATTCTACCTCCATAACTCCCTCCAGTATTCTACCACCGTATGAGATTGTCATGTCTGCCCAGGAATATTGCTTGCTTGAAAATGTTGCCATGATTAGTTTATGTTTGTTGTGAATCCAATATTAACCTGTATCATTTTCGCATAGCCAACAGGTTGTAAGCTTAGTTGTACGATAATCTGGTCGTTTTGCAAAATGTTTTGATTTACGTCTATAAATGCGCTTACAGCACTTAGCTTTCCTTCAGCAACCATTCTCTGGTTAATGTCGTTCTCAATCTTACCCTGCATAGATTTTATGATAGCAGGGTGTATTTGTCCTGCTTCATTTACCGGCACTTCATCGCTAAGCTCTTCCGTAAGGGTATTATTAGCTAAGATTACAGCTTCATCCATCACCATACCTCTAGCCAATGACGAAAAGTCGTTGGTAGGTAAGACCAGTGTTGGATCGTCCGTAAAGAAATAACCAGCACGCCCAGGGAAAGATCTTAAAAAGATGTAGCCTTTGTCGTGGATAGCATCCCAAGCATCTGTATAAGATTCTATAGTACTGCCATCGGTGAGGTAAGCCTCTAGAACTTCTATAGGTCCGTCTTTTACCCTGGCAATACTTCTCTGTGTAGGAATAGCAGCTATTCTACCTAGAGCCAAACCGATACTTGCCTCTGGAGCTCCATCGTTATTGGCAATAAACATCGCCACACGATCAAAAGAAGCTTCTGTATAATCGTTTAGATCTGCAACAGTTCCAGAAAAAGAGTTACCCGAAATAATACTCCTAAAAGGCATGTATTTGCTGGCAAAGCTCTCTGCAAGTGCTTGAAGTTTTACAACTCCAAGATTTACATCTTCATCTATCCCATCCACAATGGTGGGAGTAGGTTGTGCTTCTTTTAACAGGCCTAGAATACGTATTCTACCGCCTGCATCTTCGATCAATTTCTTAGCATAAGACATTGTCAAGTCTGCCATATCCTCGTAGGTGGTAGCATCAGAAACTAGCATTAGCCAAAGCTCTGCGCCTTCTTCAGCTTCTCTGTAGAAGTTGGAAATATGCTTATAGGCCAAAGGATTATCTGCTAGAGTAATTCCTAGAGCTTCAGCTGCAGTCAAAGAGAATATCTGTTTTGATTCGCCAAGCTGAATGTTATCTGCTACGCTAGATCCTGTAATAACAAGACCAGGCACTTTTTGAACACCAGCTCCAGCAAGAGCAAGACCATTCTCGGCAACGTTAAAGGTGATTTTTGGAAGTCCCATTTATATGAGTTTAGTTTTTGTTAATATGATTCCAGCTATTAAGCCAATCGCCAACGCTCCTGCGCTGGTGTATATAAGTCTAAAAGTGCTTACGCCTCTTTTAATATTTTGTGAGTTTGAGGTGTCAGATTCGTCCATCTCCTGGATCAATGTCTCTTTTATCTTAGCCGAAATTGCCAAAGAGTCGCATCCTGCGTTTATACGCAAGAAATCACCCAAAATATTAGCCTTTACAAAGGCATCTCCATTGTTTGCACTATAGTCTGGTGTAGGAGTTTTTGAAGTTGTTTTGGGCTTGGATTTCTTAGCGCCTTCATAATCTGCACACAATTGCCGTACATTAATACTGAGCTCTGTTTGCTGTCCTGGTACCTTAAGTATGGTATCTCTAAAAGTTTCTACAACAGATCGAGTAACAGTCCTATTTGATGAACTCTCCACAGTCTTTTGGCGTGAACCACAACTAAGGAGAGCAATCAAAATACAACCAGTCCAAAAAAGTTTAACTAAGCTATGCATGTGTGCTTTTTATGATGTTGAGATCAAAAGCTTTTGGCATAATATCCAAGAGCTTTTGCATTGTATTTACAGAATCGGTTACATCCAGTAGTCCGTCTCTATTGATATCTGTGAGATCGGTCCCAACTAGTATGCAACCTTCTATATCTGTATAATAATTCCCTTTATGGATGAGGATCCAAGTCCTGCCCTGTACATCGGTAATGTGAAAATGCCATCCAAATCTTTTGCTCCAGCGTTTCACAACCTTATGTTTTCCTTCTGGAATACAAGAGATACTTAGGGCATTGTTAAGCCATGGCAACTCCAAGGTATGACAGTCAAAAACTGAAGACTTATTGCTACTAAGAGCAAAGAGTCTCCCTATGGTCTGTTTATCGCCATAAGTCTGTCTTTCTATTAAGAGTTCCTTTGCCTTCATCTACTTAGTTTCCTCTTCTTTTGTGAGTTCTTCGACTCTCTCGTCGTAAGCTTTTTTCACCGTTTTGCGATCGTCACTAGCAAAGGCTTCGATATCTTCTACCTCTGTAGCTTCTTTGATATACGCAATAGAATCCACTGCATTAAGCTCGCTGAGCTCGTCTGCTTTTGTCTTTTCCGCAGTAGTAGCGTACTTAATGATCTTTTTGTCTTCCAAGCCTTTTGCGTGTACCATTGCAAAGGCCTGAGTTACGAATAGGAAGCCATCGCTAGTAGCGTGTACTTCTGTTGCTTCATTGCGCTCGAGGTACTCTTGAGCGCGTTCTTTTGTTGTTTTCTTTGACATATCTATCTGATTGCTCCTAAAAATTTAGGACTGTTAGCTCTAATGACACCTAATAAGGCTCTTTGTGCATACGATAAGATATCGGCCTGTAAACCCGCATCTCTTAAGGTTGCATATAGCTCTACATCTCCAAAACATCTGAAGACTTCATCTGAGTTCCAAAAGAAAGAAGATCTAGTGTCTCCTGCTTCCTGGACAGCTCCAAAAGGCTTTTTAACGCCTGCACTGGTAAACAACGGAGTTTGAGAATACTCAAATACGTTGAAGCCGTACATGTTACGATCATCCATAATGTCTTTAAAAAGCTGCTTGTCTTCTTTTCGGATTTTTGCCATGTGAGCTGGAGAAAGACAGACATTCATGTTTTCCGTCTTATCATTATCACTATAAAACTGTCTCATGTCTATAATGGCGTCAAGAATACTATCCGAACCTAAATCAAGAATGCTGTTGTTTGCATTGCTTGCAGGTGGAGTCCACGCAAAGGCAGCTCTTTTACCTAAGTTTTTGGCTAGTGAATTTCTGTGTCTAGTTATAATAGACTCTCTGCGGTTATAAGACAGCTCAATTTCTTGTAGATCCCTGTGTCTAGTTTGATCTGTAGAGTAAGTCTTTAGCACCACTTCACTTGGTATGTCTGCAGCTGAAGCCAATGGAAGAGGATCCTCATTACCAGAGAAATAATCTTCATTTACTCCTGGGTCGATTCCTGCTTCTGCAAGGTGTAGTTTGTTGTTTTCTACATATTCACTCATGTCTGTAGATGCAGCAACAAAAGATAAATTTGGCACTGGATTTTCCTTGATGCCTGCGACCCAAACTTCTTTTTGAAGTCCTGCCATAAGCTTTCCAGAATATAGGCCAGGGGCAAAGTATTCTACAGTTGCAGAAATTGCCGTGATGGCTAGTGCGGTAGCTACAGGATTGATCTCGATAAAGGTCGAGAATGCAAAACTGATCATTAAAGCCATTATGAAATTGATGGCTAAACTTGCGATTGAAAGATGTCTTTTCATTTTACTTGTTTTCTAAGGGTTTGGGTTTAATTTTTGGCTGGAGTCCAGCGTTTGCCAGTTGCATACTCTTGGGTGAGTCGCACGTATTCGGCATTATTGTTTTCTCTAAGCTCACGGAGCTTTTCGGGATCGTTTTTTTGTAGGTAGTCAAAAGACAATTCTATAGAGTCGTCTGTGCCTTTTCCTCCACCTAATATCTTACCAATGGCGGTTTGCTTTTGGTCTTTTTGAGCGTTCTTTTCCGCCTGAGCAATTAAGCCGCTCAATAAAACTTTTTGATTGTCAAAATCAGATTCCAAAGCTTTCAATTGAGACTCTTTAAGACCTTCAGGGATCAACTTTAACATAATAGCTTTATCCACCAAAGTGGTAGATTCTGCATCTCTAATAGCTTTCAACTGAGCTTTTAGATTATCATTTTCAGTGCCTGAATTATCAGCAGATAGCTTTATCTCGGCTACTTTTTGTAGCACCACTTTTGGGTTGGTTTCTGCATCTAAGCCAAGGGCTAGTGCGATTTGCTCTATATTCATTGTTTCTGGGTTTTCTGGGTTTAAAGGTTTCAAATTCAACTGTAGTGGACTTGCAGCACTTAGCTTAAGAGCATTATCATTGCCACCTAGATCTACAATAGAGATCTCTCTAAGCTTACACTTGGTGACCGTCTCAAATAGTTGTCCTGGTAAGATGTCCTCTTCTGCATTGGAGGTAGCTTCTGGAGTAGCAAAAATGGAAGCCATACGGATAAAGCCTCTTTCAACTTTACCAGCTAGTGCAGCTGCGTCTTCATCTTCCATATCAAAATCGATGTCTGCCATCAGTTTACCGCTTTCTTTATAGAGTTTTACAGCTTTACCAACCACGTCTTTTGCTTTCCCTCTAGTATGTAGGAAGAGTACAAGCGGATTGCGCTCATACTGTTTTAATGCAATACCGTCTGTCATAACACGATAACCGTATTCGTTTACAATAGACTCGTCTGAAACTACAAATGTGTGCATAAGCTAATAGTGTGCTTGTGAATAATTATGGGTACAAAATTGAATGACTTTACCCTGTTTACAAAATCCCTTTATTCTTACTTAGCCCATATTATCCAAGGGTTCAACAATTTTGTAAGAGCCTTGATTTATAATTATTATTAGGTGATTGTAGTTGCGAAATTTGCTCCTATGAAAGACTTATTACTGGACCAAAACAATGACCTAATGATCACTAATGGCGACTTAACCATTGGCGACTCAGATAAGCAACACCAGAAGCTTATCCTTAGCAGCTACAAAGGAGAATGGAAAGCAAATCCAGAACTTGGAGCAGCTGTCCAGGACATGCTTAGTGATGACAATTTCTCGAAGTACATTATTGAAGCAAAAAAGCAACTGGAATATGATGGGATGCGAATAGATGATATTCGACTGGAACGTGATCAACTAATTATTGACGGCAAATACAAACAAAATGGCTAAAGGTAGAATGACCTCGACCGAGCGGGATTACCTCATATCGCAAGGCACAGATCTATATAGTAAAGGCTTCTCAATTCAGAATATTTCTGAATTGATAGGCGTAGGACTTAAGACGCTTTATAAGTGGAAAGACGAGTTTAAGTGGGAAGAAGCCAAGGAGCTCAATACCATAAGACCCTCGGAGATAAAAAAAATGATCCTGCAGTATGTTATAGCAATCAAAAATGGTGAAGTCCCTTTGTATAAAGCAGATGATTTGGCAAAGATCTCTGCAGCGTTCGACAGGCTTAACGACTCCAGAAAGAAAGCTGTACACACCATGGAAAGCTTCGATAGCTTTTCTAGCTATATGATGACCAAAGCAGGACAGAGTAAAGGCAAAAAAAGAGACAGCATCTTACAACTCACTAAAGATATACGCGTCCATTTTGACGGCTACGTTACAGAACTTTTGAGCAATGAATAAAACCGAACTTAAAGAAGCCAGAGAGCGCTATTTTGCTTTGTCAAAAATGATTAAGTCTGCTTCTGCAGATAAGTTGATCAAAGAGACAACCACGCAGCAAGAGGCTCGCATAAAACGCCTGTTAAAACCAGATAACTATCTCGATTTCTTTGAGTTTTACTTTGGTGTAAAGTCCGGACTCCCTTTGGCAGATGCCCCCTCTGCTCAGTTTCATCTCGACTCTTATAAGAGACTTTACGGCGACAAATATTCTAAGCAGTTCCGCAGGTGGTTTCGTGGTGCAGCAAAGTCTATCCATACCAACGTTGGTAACTTACTAGCCTTGAAGCAATGTGATGAAGTAAACTTTGCTCTTATTATTGGCAGAAATCAAAATGCTGGTAAAATTCTAATCCAAGACATACAGGCCCACTTGGAGTCCAATGAGATTTTTAGGAAAGACTTTGGTGAACAAATGAGCTATGGATCTTGGGCAGATGGTGAGTTTGAGACCAACGATGGCAAACACTTTAAGGCTCTAGGGCTTAACCAACCCTTTAGGGGGTTACGATTTGGCGCAGCTCGTCCAGATTTTGCCTCTATAGATGATGTAGAAGACCGCGACGCTGCCAAAAATAAAGACCAGGTTCGTAAATATGGCGATAAGATTGTTGGCGACCTTGGTAAAGCTTTTCACCTTAGACGAGCTCGTATGGTTTTTGCTAATAATTACATCGTAAAAGACGGTATTAACGACTATGTCCTCAAGAAATATAAAGACAATAAGCATCTGCATGTAAGCACTATTAACCTCACAGACGCAAAGGGAAAACCAACTTGGCCAGAACGCTACTCACAAGAAGATGTGGACGTTATTATAGAGAATGACGACTATTACACCAGCCAAAGAGAAGATTTCAACAACCCCATAGAAGAGGGTAAACTCTTCAAGGCAAAACAGATCGTGAAAAGAGCTGTGCATGGCAATGAGATCTTTGACGGTTTTATCTCGCATTGGGATTTATCCTACACCAGCACCGGAGATTATAAGGCAGGTGTATTAATTGGGGTCAAAAATCTAGAGCTTACAGTTCTGGAGGTTTTTTGCCAACGTTGCGACATCAACTCTGCAATGGAAATCCATTTTAAGTGGCAAGAGACTTACAGACATAAAGGATCTCTCCCTCTATCATTTTACGATGCTACAGCTGCGCAGCAAGCTGTTTACTCTCCTATTATTCAGCAATGTGCAGAAGATAATAAATCGCCTTATGTACCTATGCCAATGCACCAACAAGGTGATAAGCACAATAGAATAGAAGCAACGATCTTGAGTGCTTTGCATCGCAAAATATTGTTTTGGGATGACACTTTGGAGGGCAAAGACTTCGACGAGTTTATGGACCAGATCCTGTCTTTCGAAAAAGGCACAAGCAACAACGACGATGCGCCAGATACATTGGAGCGCGCTATTAGCTTGGCGCAGTTGTACTATGGATATAGCAAAGAAAAAGACAGTAGAAAACCCATAATTGGTAAAAAAAGTAAAAAACGCAGAGTATGACCAGTAGAAAACGCTTATTCTTGGATGTCCGGGATAAACTTAAAACTGTCACCGAGCTAGAGCTCATTGACTACCACCGCAACCAGTTTAACCAAGGGAGCAACCAGTATCCCAATCAATACACTGCTGCACTTATCAAAATTGGTGTTACAGACTACGCCTCTATGACTGAAGGGATAAAAGAAGGATCCAATGCCATAGTAGAAATTCACCTGTATATAAAAGACGGGTGGATGGACCAACACCATAATACGACCGATCCTGAAGGTGGACTTATAGAGATAGACCTTATCGATAAGATAGAGGAAGCTCTAGAAAACCTCACGGGGGACGATTATAGACCGCTTAAAGTTATACAAGAGGACGAGATCGAAGACGAAGGCGATCCCATTATGGGATTTGTGATCAAGTTTGGAACTAAAATATTTAAGCGGATCAATTACCCTTACACCAAACGTAACATTCAAATACAAAACTAATGTTTCTAACCAAAGCAGAACTTAAGACCGTTTCTACTGTGCAAAACATAGACCTTATTGTTAACAACGATGAGACTATTGTTGAAACTATTATACAGGAGTGCATAGATGTTATGCATACCTACCTTTTTAAGTATTATGATGCAGATGCCATCTTTGCAAAAGAAGGTGAACAACGCTCTAGAATTATAATAAAG